ATTCTTCAAGCTAGAGGGGAACAACCAAACAAAGATGGCTGACGACGAGGTTCTTATTGTAAAGTCAGATTCTTCAGGGGCATTGAGTTCTTTAGAGAAAGCAACCGTCATAGATATAGAGTCTAAACCAAGAGATTTTCTTGTAGACTCAGGTCTAGCATCTCCTCAGTTCAATGGCCTATATATGTCAATGGACCCTGGGAACTTTGATGTGTCAGCAGAAATAGAAAGGAAGACTCAAGGAGTAATTAAAAAGACAACAGAAAGCTTCGGAGGCAACGATACTGATGCACAGAACAAAGCCTGGGCAAATGTTAATGGAACGCTAGTAACAAATTCATCTACTCCATACGTTTCATATCCACTGTTTAACGTAAACAA